CCCGCGTATAGACCCGGGTAGTGTAGCATGACTTCAGAGCCATAATACTCTTCCACTGGCGCAAGACCAATCTCAATAATTTTGTCGGCCATGGGACGCGCCTCTTGTCCGATGCTTGTAAGATCAACGCAGCCAGTTCCTTGTACATAGTGCTCGAGGAATTTGTGCATACAGGTACCCCTGTTACTAGAATGATTCTTGATTCGTTCAGCTTCTTTTTCACCTTTTTTAGCTATCCAGTCTTTTAAAAATTGTTTATTTGCGGTGGCACCTAATATCGTAGTAACGCTTGGAAGTCTAGAATTATCTATGTCATAAACCCTGGTCCCTGATCCGGGGTCCGTGAGCTGTTTACCTTGGATATAATTGTATTTATTACTTTTTTTAATCATGAATCTTTCTTCTTCGTTAGCACCTCAATGCCTTTATCTTCATAACCATTGATATAGTACCCTGTTACTTCTTCATCTTTCTTAATTTTTTTACCAAAAATTCTTTCAAAGTTTTTTTTATACAAGTCAGTAGTAGGTCTACTTCTTCCATCATATTTAAATTTTTTAGATTTCATAAGGTCCTTTTTTATTTATATTACGTCCTCTGTTAGTTGGTTTAAACTCCATTTTTTTACGAACGGATTCTTTTATAAAACCTCCATACTCTTTTCCTGATCTAGACTTACCGTAATTAGGTACTTGACCTAGACCAAACTGAGGTTCTAATTTCTTTTTTCTTTTATGTAAGACTTCTTCTTTTTCAAGAATCTCACGAATCTTTATATCTTCTTTTATTTCCATAACCTTTTTTTCTATCTCCATACAATTTAGTCCATGACCATGAAGTCAATTTAGTAGACCAGTGATTTACAAACATTAAAAAATTATAAATATATTTATCGAACATGTCTATTTTCCTTATATAATTTTAAATCAATTACTTTACCATTAGCAATTTCATTTGAGTAGTGTTCCATTACTTTTTGAATTTTCGGTAATTTAGTATGTGCCCAGGGCCAGATTAGGCAACACACATAATAAGCATCTCGAAATGTACAACGCCATCTATATTGTTTTAAGTACGGCGTACCATCAACCCGTTTACCCTTCCGCGGCTTGTCAGTTAAAGTACCTACCCCTAACACTTCGTGAACCCACATAAGAACACTACGATCAGTCATAGTTATCTCCATGCTTAAACGTAAACTATTTGATAATCTATATCCAGGTTTTCCTTTGTGTTTCTTTTTCTTTTCGATCCCTCGTTTAAAATGTATAGAACCCTCACCATCAAAGAGACCTGCAATGTATGATTTGTCTGTATCAGGAATCATTTTGTATCTCCTTTAATAATCCATCTTACAGCTGTTGTTGTTGGATCAAAACCATCGAACTCTAACTTAGTGCAGCTTGCGAGCATTATCTGTAGGATAATCAGCATCGATATAAGACTCCACAACTTCGGACTCATCCACATATATTTCTCCTTCCGAATCACATTCGGGACATTGTGCCACGACGTGTTCTCTTCCTTCTTCTAATACTAGTTTAACGTATCCGTTTCCTTTACAATTTGGACAAATTATTGCGTGTACGTTATACTTTTTTGATTTTTCCATTTAATTTCTTCGCTTTCTCATTTGCAATTGATTCAATGGTTTTACTAATTGACAATTGTGCATCGGGCAATAATACCTTAGACAACTGTATCAATGTCTTGTATGTTTCGTGTGTTAACGAAACGTTTCTATATTTAGTTATGTCAGTCATTTTGACTTTCCTTTCATTTAATTATGAGCAATATATAGGATCAACAGGAGTTTTGTCAAGTATGAAAATTTTATTATCTTTAATTATTTGTTCACAAGTAGCCGGTACTTGTTTAGAACCATACGAATGGCCACAAAGATTCAATACTCAATATGATTGTTTAATGTTTGGCTATGAACAGTCTACTATAAAAATGAAAGAAATTGGTTCTGTGGAAGTTAACAAATATAATATGTTTGTTAAATTTTATTGTACTCCAGAAAATACTATTTGAAATTAAGGCAACAATGTGGTAATGCAAGTTATCTCACCACAATAACCTATCCTTGTTTATCCCTCTTTAGGATAGGTTTGTTTATCCATTACTTGCCATCCATACAAACTAGGTTGCCATGCTAATTTGCTGTTGCAACGATGGACGACAAGTCCCTATAAGGTCATATCAAACCAGCTGCTTTCCGTGCACGTACTAACAGCCGGCCAAACTCCAGGTTGCTACCTTGCGGATCATCGCTAACGTACAGGGAAATGCCATTGGCAAGATTTGGACGCCCTTGAGCTTTCAACAATTTTATCTACACATACAACCAACTAAACTACCACTACCATCATTCATTATGTGAATGTTTAGACTGTCTACGTAGCCTGTTAGTTTTAGTCTTAGTATCTCGCACAGGTCCATGCAATCTACTGGTTCCAATAAAGACACATGTTCCATCATCTGCTTCGACAACGGAATTAATTGATACAATCCGTCGTTTAGAATTATTAGATCCATTAGTCATCCTTAAAGTTGGTCCGTGTTCCATGTGCTATTATCTTTCTAATACCTGGTGCTTTTATGTTTAACGTTGCATAACTAGACCAAGCTTTTTTAATTAGATTAAGTTCTAATATAAGATTAGACCATTGTTTCTGAGTTATATCACTACTTGTTATTGTTAATGTTTTTTCTTTCATATCCTATATATAGGATAATTTAGGATTTGTGTCAAGGTCTTCCATTATGTTTTTTTTGTCTTTTTTTATGTTTATTTAATGACTTAGTGTGACGTCCCGGACGTTTACGAGGTTTATTACGAGGTGCTGTAGATACTCCAAACTTAGCTTTTGCCATTACTCAACCCACTCTTTTACAAAAGGTTTAGCATCTTCAGGTGAAGTAATAACTGGAAGATAACTTATTTTACCATTTATATGTTGTTGAAGATCGGCACCACAATTCATACATCTATATAATTCATTAGTTAATCCAACTAACATTGTAAACTCATCACAAGTAGGACACTTGCCGTTGACTACTTCTGCTGAAACTTTTACCATTACTCTAATATTAACTTTTTTATAGATAAAGATCCATCAATATTTGATTCTAATTCTGCCATAGATTTTATGCACTGGTACTTAACATGTCCGTCAATTTTTAAACCACGTTTTGCAACTCTTTTGCCTTTTAAACATTCAGACATCGACGGTTGAATACGCGCTTCCTTGATCTCTCCCTGTACAATCATAAGTAGGGCTACCACTAACTCTGTCATAATATTTTACCTTTGTTAATACCTTGCTTTACAACGTACTTTTGTGTACCATGCTTGCCAGTTTCAACTTCTTTTTTTAAATCTTTTACAAACTTCATTTGTTTAGCTTTTTTCTCCATAGAGTCAATGTAATCTATGATTTGTCTATTGATGCGTCCCGTTGCCATTAGCTCTTACCTTATCTTTTAATTCTTCTACGTCTTCCAGAAGTTTTTCAGTTTGTTTTTGTATAAATTGTATATTTACTTTGTTGTGCATCATGTCTTCAATTCTTGTTTCTATCTGCTCTACAGACTTGTACAAATCCTCGAGTAAAAAATGTTGCTCTTGATCGACGGGGACCTGTTCGGACTTCTTGAGAAGATCATTTTCAAACAACTCACGTGATGTCTCCAGCGATACCAACCTCGCCGTAAGCTCTGTGTATGCGAACACGCCGGCTGCGACGAGCAGAATTAACGAGGCTACCGTTTTCATCGGCATCTGCACAGCTGCTTCTTCACTTATATTTAAAGGTTTCTTACTCATTTATTTTTGGTTTTGGTAGCGGAAGTATATAATCTTTTGGATCAACTTTCAATGGCGCTTGCCAAGGGGGCCGTACGAAAAAAGCTAGTAAACAAAACAAAATTATCAACACCGCAGTAAATGTGTAGTTCATAATGAGTCCTCATTTCTTTTTTTCCTCAATTTCATAGAAGAAATTGTCAGTGTCTTCTGTTTGCCATTGACCCGTGTCTTCTACGTTCCATTCACTAGTCTGGACCTTCCAATCAGGAGTGTTGTCCTTAACAGTAAATGAAGGTAAATCCCAAATACATCTGTTGTTGGGTTGTGCTGCATAATTACCATCGTTGAGTGCAATTATGTGAGCGCACT